TCTATGGGTTCTACAATTATAGGAGCTTTACAAACTAGACAAGAAATACTTATTTGGACAGATGCAGGTATTATTTCTATGAGATTTGTTGGAGCACCATTTGTTTTTTCATTTACTGAAGTTGCACATGGTCCATCTTTAATATCTCCTAATGCAGCAGTTAGTGCAAATAATAGTGTTTATTTTATGGATAATGGTGGATTTTATGTTTACTCAGGTTCTGCACAAAGACTACCTTGTACAGTTTTAGATTATGTTTTAAGTGATTTAAATCAAGGACAAGCATTTAAAATATTTGGTGCTGTAAATGATAGTGCTAATGAAATTTTATGGTTTTATCCTTCTAAAAATAGCACAGAAATAGATAGATATGTTTTATATAATTATTTAGAACAAGTATGGTCTATAGGAACAACATCAGATAATTTTGTTAGAACAGCTTGGGATGAAGCATTAATATTAACTAATCCTATAGCTGCTAGTAAAAACAGTAGTACAGATAATAATAATTTTCTTTTTGCACATGAAATAGGTCATGGAGACGATGGTAGTAATTTTACTGCGTTTATAGAATCAAGTGATTTTGATTTAGACCCTGATGGAGAAAATTTTATATCAGTAAATAAAATAATACCTGATATACAATTTAGAGACCAACAATCTACATCTGATAATGTAGATATAATAATTAAAGGTAGAGATTATCCTTTAGAAAGTTTATCAACATTATCTACTGTATCAGTTACTCCAAATTCTACATTTACAAATACTAGAGCTAGAAGTAGACAATGTGCAATAAGAGTATCTAATTCATCTAATGATTATGGTTGGCGATTAGGTGATGTAAGATTAGATATTAGACCAGATGGTAAAAGATAATGGCAAATCCTAAATCAATAGTATTACCAATACCTAGACAAGAATATGATGCTATAGAAGAAACAGTATCAAGAAGAATTACAGAACAAGCTATACAAGATTTAGCTATTGAAGTTAATAAATTAAGTAAATTACAAGATGTTGTATCAAGTAAAGCTGTAAAAAGACATCAATTTTTATTAATGGGAATGAAACATGGCTGATAATTTAAAAGTTTTAGGTCAAGTTGACCCTGCAGCAACTACAACGACTACACTTTATACTTGTCCTGATATGACACAAACAACAGTTAGTTCTATAGTTGCAGCAAATAGAACAGGTTCTGCAATAACATTTAGATTAAGTATTCATGTAGCAGGTGCTGGAGCAGATGATAAGCAATTTCTTTTTTATGATAAATCAGTAGCAGCAAATGATTCTTTTGCTATAGTTTTAGGCATTACATTAAATCAGACAGATGTAGTAAAAGTTTATACAAGTGCAGTAGATATGAGTTTTAATATGTTTGGTTGTGAAACCAAAGAGGAAGATAGATAAATATGGACATAAAACAACAAACCAAAAATGTAGCAGCACAAGGTCGTTTTGGCGACTCTATGTTACTTCATGTTAATCCTGCAGAAGTTAAAGGATTAGCATCTGCTATGCCTATAACAATGAATCCAGAAACAGGACAGCCAGAAGCTTTCTTACCTTTCTTAGCACCTATGTTAGGTAGTTTATTAGCACCTTCAGTTCTTGGAGCAATAGGTGTTACTGGTTTATCAGCAGGAGCTATGGCAGGTATAGGAGCAGGTTTAGCTACTTATGCACAAACAGGTGGTTCTGGTTCTAAAGCATTATTATCAGGACTTACAGCAGGATTAGGAACAAAAGCTTTAGGTACAGCAGCAGGAACTCCAGATGCTGCAGCAGGAGAATCTTTAAAAACAATGTTTACACAAACT